GCCCCAACGACAAGTGTGCCAGTCACGCCGCCATCGCCCGAAGAGATTGACTTGATACGTGCGAGGCCAATGTCCTTCGCGCCAGCCGTCGTCCCTATCCATACGGTTTGATGTGGGCCGATGGCGGAGAAGTCGGAGCCGGAGCCGGAGTCGAATGGGATCGTTTGATCCTCTCGCTCGGCCGAGGCGTTGTTCACTCGCGCCGCCCACAGGGTTGTGGGCTGCATAAACGATGCAAACACGTCCATGTGATGGCGCGTCTCTCTGAGGTCGGATAGTTGTGTGGCGTTCAGGACAGTCATCGACTACTCCGCGTAAATAGATGGCTCGTTGAGTATCGTTATCTCGTTGATGAACAGTTGCACATTGCGATAATGCGGCGCACCCGTTACGTAATCCAGGGGGCCACCCTGCGTGACGACAGGCTCGTGTGGGATACCTCGAATGTCTACCCAATCGCGACCGAACGTGGCCCCGAAGCCTCTGTCGATAGTCATGAAGATGACATCTCCGGCCGTAACCCCGGCATTGATGATAAACTTGAGTTGCCCCATTTGAGGCGCGTCAAGGATATCCCACATGATATTGAGTATCTGACGGCCGTGAAACGCCAGCGTCCCATCAGAACGCTGCTTCTGCTCGGAGTGATCGGCAAAGTTGGCGACGGTTGGCGGCGGTAGTTTCCAGTTGAAAAATGCGCCGGTTGCCAACCCCGGCTCCGTTACGGCAACGCGCCAATTCCAGGGATCGCATCCAAACTGGCTCATTATGTTCTCCTCATAAATGTGCCCTGACGGCGCCTGGCGTTAATCATCAGTTGTGTAAACACATTCTCCATAATACGCATCTGCACCGGGCTAAATTTATCCATGATATTTTCAGATAGATCGATATTCATCTCTGTCACGGATTGGTAATTGTTGCCGCCGCCGTATCCCATAATCGGGGGTCTGTTCATAAGCGACCACTGTCCGAGGATGCTATCTCCGATATATCGCTGCGCTCCGGCGTATGGCATAATCCTGCCGAGTTGGGACGGGATAAAGATTTCCGGGTTCGGCGTGTTCCCCGCACGGGGTTCGCCGACCACGACGGGCATACCGGGGAATACACTGCCGCCCCAACGCCGCCCCCCGAGCGCCTTGCTGCGATACGTAGAATCGGTCGTGTCCACATAACCGCCATCTGCGCCGGGGATAATTGTTCCCCGCCCACCGCTAAGGCCGCTTCCTGCCTCGCCGACGAGTGGGCCACCCTCGTTCCCAGCCCGGCCGCTGAGGCTCGATGAGACACCGGTGCGCACAAGGATGCCCCTGGACGACACAGCCGTCATTCTGGCGTAGGCGTTCTGCATTCGCTTTGCGGCCGCCTCAACGATTCTGACCTGAGCATCCATCTTTTCGTTCAGCACCCTCGCCTCCCGATCCAGGTTAGTTATCAAGTCCTCGATACGGCGGTTGTGGGCCAGGTTGATTTCTTCCCGCTTGCGCTCCTCCGCTGTTTTGATTGCCTCTAACTCGCGCTCAAGGGCGAGTTGGTGTTCGGCGAGCTTGCGCTGGAGGTTTATTTGTAACTGCTCCAGCTCGCGCTCGTAAGATATCTTTGCATCTTCCAGTCGGCGCTCGTTGGCGATGCGGGCGTCCTCTAGCTCATCTTGAAGATCGCGTTCGCGCTGGGCTTTTTTCTCGGCCGCCACACGGTCCTCGTCGGACTGCTCCTTGTCGCGAGCGATGCGGGCTTCATTGAGATCGAATTGCAGCTTGCGCTTTAGCCGCAACAGGGCAACGGCGTCGTTTTGGCGAATCGCCTCAGCCGCATCGAATTCATACTTGCGGCGCAGCTCCGCCAACTTGTCACGGTACTTGCGTTCCGCTTCCAGTTTCTTCTTGTTGAGATCCTCTTCATCCTCAAGGAGTTTGCGGGCGTACTCCCGGCGTATATCCTCTTCCTTGCGGGCCGCTTTCAGAGCGGCATCTTCCTGGTCCTGTGCATAATCCATCGCCGCATCTTGCAGGTCGTTGCGGTAATCTATCTGCATATCGCGGATTGTCTGGATGTGGTCGCGCATAGCATCCTCGCGCTTTTGCGAGGTGTCGCGCTCCAGGTCTATGATATCGCGCCCGTGCTGGACCCAGGACTCCAAAATCTTGTTAGTTGTATCGCGAGTCAATTCAATCAGATCGCTATCAAAATCCGCCTGGGCCTCCGCCAAGTCTGCTTGCGCCTGCGCCAAAACCTGCTGGGCGGCCTTCACTTCCAGGAACGCATTGGCTATCTGTTCGGCCGTATCGTCGGCGGACTTACCAATGTTTTCCATTCTCGTTTCCCAATCCACTTCAAGTTGGGCGAGACTGTTGTCGAGTTCTTCGATAGATGCCTTCGCTTCATCCAGGCTCTCCTTGACAAGATCGCTCGGACCTTCCAGGTTGGCGAGTGCATCCCATCGCTCTTCGGCGGTGGAATCTGGGTCGAGTATTGTCGCCAGCGCATCCACATTGTCCCTAAACGTCTCGAAAAAGTTCTCGACAATAGTAGAAGCCTCGATAAACTTGACCGCGACGGCCCTGCCCATTTGAATAATCTGATCGAGGACGAGACGCATGGCTGTGGCGTCGTTCGACTCAGAGCGCGTAAACATGGACTGGATAGCTTGCCCCGCCTCTCGCGCCACTGTAGCAATGATGGTGAACATCTTTTCCGCATACTCCAGGTAGGCAAATATCTGTTCCTGGTTGCTGACAATGACCTCAACAAGACCCTGGTAGAAAGACAGTTTCAGGTCTTCGATTATCGCCCGGAGTCGGCCGACGCCTTGACCCATGACGATAAACACATCCATGTTTTCTTCCATCGCGTCAGCAAGTGCCCGGAAGCCCTCTTTCTGCGTATCCAGAATTGGCTCCCCCATTTCCTCAAGGAGAAACTGCCAACCCTGCTGAACACGTCCGATCTGAACGGCGAACGTGTCAGCGAACGCTTCCCACGAACGACCTTTACGCTCCAGCTCAACCTCGATGGCGTCGAGCATAGATATGATGGAGTTGCCGTTTTCTTCCATGTGGGCGCGGATGCGGTCTGTTTCCGGCACGGAAAACTCAAGACGCTGGCGAAGTGAGCGGAAGTCGCCCGTCATCGCGTCTTTCAGCGCCAGGTTGACACCGTAAGCCCCCTGGGCGGGATCGTAAGCGGCCAGCGCAGCCGAAACCTCGGCGAGTTTGTCAAATTCTTCGAGCGACGACATTTCAGGCAGAAATGCGCGACCGAGCTGGGTCAGATCGGCACCCATCTCGCGGCTTTTTTCCCGCACAATATCGAGCGCCACCCCGGCCATGTCCTCGCTACCTTCAAACATAGCCTCGAAGCCGGAGCGGGCCGTGTCAATCTGAATTGCCGCCTGCGCAGCCTGATCGGTAATCTGTATGAACTGCTGGTAGACCATCTTGGAGATTTCCCACATCCCCTTCATGGCAACGACGGCCCCGGCAACGGCAGCAGCGATACCGGCGGCAGCGGCACCGGCGGCGAGGAGGGCTTTTCCAGATAGCCCGGCAGCACTCGCCAACTCACCCATTTTCAAGCCGCCCTGGCCGAGCGTCCTGGCAAGCGTACTGCCGCTGGTGGTCATGCTCTCCAGGAATCCGGTGGCCCGCGTACCCAGAGAGGCCATGATTTTGTCCATGTCAGCCATCTCTCCGGCAGCCTTGCCAATCTGTGGGATAAGCTCGGTGAAGATGCCCTTGACCGATCCAGGAGCTTGCCCAAACACAGCCGGGCCGTGCATAGGGAGGGATGGCGCCACACCGGAATTAGTGGGCGTTGCCGGGCCGAGCGGAACGCCCGAAAATGGCGCTGGCCCAAACTGGAACGGGCTGGTAACGCCACCTGGCCCGCCGTACCGATTTATAGACTGAAACGGCCCGTACCCCGATGTGCCGTAACCTCCGTATGTATTCATGCCGCCAAATGGGCGAAGCGGGCCAAATACACCGCCTGGCCCACCAGCCGCGTTCATTCTCGGGAATGGGCCGTAAGGTGCGCCAGAAAACCCACCGGCCGCGTTGATCTGAGATGGCCCGTATCCACCAGCTCCGTATCCACCGTATACGTTGATACCAGCTCGCATCTGCGCGGCGCTCAGGCCACCCGTCGAGGCCCGTTGACTTGTGACGGCGGCCCGGTTTGCTTGCTTTAGGTTGGTGGCCACACTTTTGGCTGAGGTGGCCATGTTCTTCACAGCAGTAGCGACACCCTCAGCGTTGCTTTTCATTGTGACCAACTCTTTGTTGGCCTTTTCGAGAGCGGGGGTGAAGGCGCTGTCTATCTTCTTCGCAGTCTTTGAAACCTCTTTCTCGATGGCTCTCATACCACTGAGGAATTTATTGATATCCAGCAGAGCTTCAAAATCTACTCGATTAGTTTGGGTTCCCATCGTCAAACTCCGCTGCTTCTTGCGCCATTACTTCGATACTTTGCAGCCACCCGGTTAATAGCTGCATCATGCCTAGTTTATCAGCCATTTGCTCTGGACTCAAGTCCGAAGCGTTTTCTCTCGCGCTCTCAATCATCCCGCGCAAGTCTTGATAGATATCCACCGCATTAAGCGCCAGCAAGGCGGAGTAGGTGGGGGAATTCATCATCACGGCCAGTTGCCCCATCAGCATGGGAAGCGTCCCGTCTGTATAGCCCCAGCACGCCTTGTCGGCCCGGGAAACTGCCGCTGATATATACATCGCAAACTCAGGAGATCGAGCAAACTCAGAAGCCTTCTCCCGGATATTGTCACCCGTTCCCATCACCCGTCCCCCGGAGACTTGTACTGCTCAAATGGGTCGAATTGCACACTCATTGTGACACCGGCGCCCTTAACGTGCTTCTTGATGTCGCGCAGGATGATCCGATTAAGACGAGGTATCTGGTAGCGCGGCGTGATGATTCTGGCCGCTTTGTTGTTGACCCCAATCATCTTGCCCTGCCCCCTGACCGTCCGTAGATTGTCGCGGTTTGTCTTGGCAACAAAGTTAGGGCTGAATATCGCTTTTTGTACACGCGCCATATTGACAAGCTCCCACGCAGAGAGGTGGGCGGATTCTGCCGGTTCGTCGTCGCGCTCAATTGCGTAGCGAAACTTCCCCTGCCAAAATGTACCTTCCGCTTTCGCCGAAAAGGCGGGGGGATTCTTGAATTTACTCACATACGTCTGGCGCTTTTTCAGACCAGACATAAGCGACTTGGTGAAAGCCGTGTTTAATTTCCGCATTGGCGAACGCCGATTGTTTGCAAACCACGCCCGGAAATGCGGCTTTTTCTTTAATCTGATTCCCCCGGATACGTCGGCCATTTTTCCCCCTAACTCTTACTCGCCAGATTCATATCGAGCGACTCGATCCATTTCGGCAATTTGTGGGCGACAATCTTCCGCGCCCGCTCCCGAGGATCGAGTGTGATATACTCTGATTCTGTCATATTGTGTTCGATCATCATCTCCGTTTCCCATACGGCAATGGCCTTGAATTCGCCATGACCACCTTCGAGATGCTTTTCCAAAGCGTCAAACACTTCCATGCCACCCCAGCTTGCGCCGAAGTCCTCGCGTAAAACCTGGACAATCATGTCGTGCCCCACCTGTCCGACAAGCGCGGCTTTTGACACCGCTTCCCAATCTGCCATTGTGACAATCTTGTGGATGTCGTCTTGGTTTACGATGCAATTCCGCAACACGTAGTCGGCCACGCTTCGCTTGTAATCAATCAGATCGGCAAACCGCCTGGACTGATGCGCCATTGCCGCACGGAACAAGTCATACTCGCGCCATTCGTGCCAACAGTTGTCCCCCTTTGTGGCGGAGTCCTTGTCGCAATCCGGGCGACCCGGCGGATCCTCGTATCGGCTAGGATCGTACTCGATTTCAAACTCTTTGCCGGTCACACTGGTAATAGTATAGGTAAATGGACGAAGATGGGGCTGCTTGACCTCATTGATCTCAAACAGCCCCATCCGACGAATCTCTATACTATCACCGGCTTCTGTGGTGATAGTTATTATCATATTAACCCCGATTAGGCTACGGGCTGCAACAGATGGATGGACCCCCCATCACCGACAACGACCCCGAGATTGTCGTCGATCTCACTAAAGTAAGCGGCGTTGTAGCCAGTGTTGGTCAACTCCGTTACCTTCGTGAATGTTGCGCCACCATCACGAGTTTCCCATACTTCGCCGTTGCCCGGCGTTGCGTCATCGACAACCACGCGAAACACCTGGCTGTTACCCTGAACAAGCTGGATCTCCGCAACAGAGTGGCTTGCCCCAAAATCTTTCAGGGCTTCCCAACCACCAGCGTTGGTGGCTTGGTTCACGCTCTTGTAGAGAGCCTGGCCGTTACCGGCGTACAGGAGATTGTCGTCAGCCTGGGCGACTGCCGTAAAGGCGCCACCACCGGACGGCCCGACCTTCGCCTCGAATACACCAGACTTATCCCGCTCCCGCAGAATGAGGTTGGATGCGCCGTAGGCCCAGATGTCACGGCCGTTAAAGCTCTTGGCGAATCCGGCCATAGCAGTCGCGCCCGTGTAGATGGCTGTTCCGGGGTCCGAGTTGAACCCGTCGTCCGACAGGAAGATATCACCTGCGGAAGCAACGTAGCCTCGGGAGAATTCTGCCCACAACAGGGCTTCGATCACGTCGCCGTTCGCACCAGCGGAGATATTCACGGTCGTCCAGACAGTCGTGCCCTCGTCACCGTATTCCACGTCGGCATAGGCAAACTTGGCCGTCGCCGCGCCATCGGTCGTGCCGGTAGCGACAACGACCCGGAATTCGTCCTGAGAAATCGGGAGAACCTGAACGAAGTCAATATTCTCGTCAGCAGCGAACGGGTCGGCAGAGGTGTCGGCCCAGGTGGACCCACCATCGGCCGTGTAGCGCAGCTTGGCGGTTGCGCCGCCAGCGGCATCGGCGGCCGCGTACATGATTTTGTCCGGGCCAGCGTAGCCGTTGCCACACTCATTACAATCCTCATCTTTCAGGCCAGCGATGTCGTTCAAAGCCTCAGACGCATTCGTCAGGGCGCTCAGGCCGGTCCGCAGGAAGCGAATCGCCTTCTCAAACGTCATCGTACCAGCGGCCGTGACCAACTCACCGGAAAATACCAGCGTTGGCCCGTCGCCGGGGCTGTAGGACGTGATCTCCGAGTTGACATGGATGTCGTCGGTGGTGTAGATGTTCGGGTTGTCCAGAACACCACAATCCACATACACCCGATGCAACTGTACGGGGCAGCCGCGCTTAACCAGTTCCAGCAGGAAGGTCAGGGTCGGCTTGTCATAAATAGTCACGGTCAAACCGGGCAGGTCGCCAGGAGCGGACTTCGTGACCGAGATAATAACGGGCTTGCCGTTACGATCTTTGCTATACACTGGAGAATTGTCCACAACGGGAATGTTGATACCCGTCAGACCGGCGGCGTTGTCATCAACACCCAAAAGCTCCAGCGGCTCACCAGGATTTTTCTGGATCCAGAGGGCGAGCCGGTCTTGTCTCATAAACGTTTCGGCCATTATTTGCCTCCATCATCTTCTACGGCCACTTTAGCCTTTGGCTGTTTACGCTTCGGTTTCGGCTCTTCTTCGGCCTTTTCCTCGGCTACCACGTCAGGTTTTGACTCGCCTTCGGGTATAAGTGCCAGTGTACGTAACTCAGCGGCCAATTGATAAATGTCTATCCCGTCAATCGAGGGGCTTCCAACGATTGCGGGGAGATTGTCAATATCCTTTAACGATTTTACACGATTCCCCAACCGATTGTCCAGACCAACCGCGCTTTTGCGGTAGGCTGATCGATCAAGCAGGGATCGCAGATAACTTTTCTTTTTAGCCATTAGGCCAACTCCCTGATCTTTAATGCGCCCCGTATGTCGAGATTGGCGCTGTGTGGAGTCACGCAGAGCCACAACTCGTCAACACTCCCGGCAATGTCCGCGCCGAGCGAAACGGTGTCGGAAATGGCTTGAATATCAGAAATACCGCCGCCACCATCCCCGCTGCCGAGGCCGCCACTGATGATTGTACCGCCAGTGACCGTTGTCGCTGACGGGCTTCCGGTCGTGTCCGGGGATCCCTCTTGTATAGCGAAATTTGATACATCGGCCCACGATGGAGAACCGGCTACGGTTGGGTTAAGAATAAGTAGCCACTCAAACGGATCGTTTGTAGTCGCTTGCACCGAAACGCTTTCCACGCGCACGGTCGCCCCGACACCGCCAGTCTTTAATCTGACCCCCTTCAATGCGTAAATCACCGCTTCAGTATTCGCGTTGACCTCTCCATCGCTGGGTAGGTAGGCGGTTTTACCAACGCTCTGCGTCCCGCCTTCCGATATTACGCTCGAACAAATATGCTCAAGCGAATCGGCCGCCCCGGTTCCGTCGTTCTCAATGCTGTAGCGCAGCGGTAAGTTTGGTGTGGACATATAAACAGAGTCGAGGTTATTGGCGTTGTTAAAAGCATGAACGGGCACAATCAACCCGTCGATAACAAACCCAGTTCTCACACGGCCCACACCGAGCCACTCTAGGTCGATAAACAGAATGTTCGACTTGGACGGGTCAATCGTAAACCCACTGTCTCCAGTCCCGTCAAGCGGATCGCTCCACGCGGACTGCTCTACATCCGTATTCGTCGCAACGCCGCCGACACTCGACCTAATGCGCATCTTCAGCGTCCCCTCGTCGTTCACAAAAAACACACCGTTACCGTCGTTGCCGAGGCCGACTTCCTTGACGATCCCGGCCGCCCCGCCCATTCCTGTAAAGGTCATGAAGATCAACTGGCTTTTGCCGGGTTCGTAGTTGAAGCTGCGGAACGATTGTCGGATACGCTTTCCGGCAGTCGTGTCGCCAACGGATATGGACGTGGATGCGCGATTCTGGGTATATGTAGTCCCCGTTCCGCCACCGCTCACCTCTTGATCGTCCCAAAGCAGCGGCGAATTATCGAATAATTGCTTGCTGTCAAATATGGTTTCAGGCGCACTAACGCGCTGCCTTCCAAAAGCGTCAATCTGCCCTTCGGAAAGTACGGATACGCCAATCTCGCTACCTAAAACAAACTCGTTGCCAACCGGAACGAGTTCACCTAGAGCCGTTCTCCGCACAAGTTCTACCCTGACTACACCAGCCATTATCGGAATCTCCTGAGCATCTTCGTCTTTTTACCGTCGAACTGATGCTTTCTCAGCAACGCACCAGCGCCCTGTAGCGGCGCGTTGACTTTGGGCCGTTTCATATAATTGTCTACAATCCGCTGAGCCTGCATGGCCGCCTTTGTGGCCCCGTAGCGGATCTTGTGGGCAAATTCGTTGGCGGCTGTCTCGTCCATCTTGAGCCAGCCGTCGATAAAATCGTTGTCGCACTCACACGGCTTTGCCGGTGTATCACCTACCATGTGCAGGCCCAGCAAGACAACCGCCTTGCGGAGCGCGTATGGCATCGACCCCGTTTCGCAATCGAATGTTGTGATGTAGTTGAATTTGAGTCGCTGCGATATGTTCACATAAGCGGCGCAGTCGCCTTCGGCATCCACCTCGATTACACCGCGCAGACCGTCAATCAACACGGCCGTTAAGTTGGGTGATGCACAATCGGTGTCCAGCGCAATCGGCTGGACGGCCGTCGCTGTGTCAATGCTTCTCGTGCGCCATTGTACACTCTGGATAAACTCTGCGGCGGCATCCTCGACTTCCAGCGTATCTGTCTCCGGCGGAATCAGTTGATACTGCTTCCACGTAAAATGCCAGCCGGGATTCCCGCTACCGTCACAGTCAGCCTTGTAAATCGCGTTAGGATTCTGGAGACACTGATCGTAATCGTACACCTCGTCGATGGTGGCGGGGTACTTGAATTCGATATCGGCGACATTGAAGTCGGCCGGGAGATCGGTATCCAGGATACACAACTCGGTTTTGACCGGATCGGAGCCTGTGAGGGCTGCTTCGGTCCAGTCCGAGTAAACGTATTCGCCGAGGGACAATACGGGCTTCTGGTCCAGAATGATGTTTTCATCGACGAAGTGAATCTCGTCGCAAATTTCTGTTGGACACAGGAAGTGACCCAGCTCGCGCTGAATAATATCCTGCGCCTCGGCCAGCGCCCGGAACCATGCCTGTCGCTGGTACGACTCCCAGTACAGGAGACACTGAGCGCCGGGGACGCGGAGTCCGTAGGAGCCGGATATGTTCTGGATATTCAGTATTCGGAGCGATTCGTCAAACGAAACGCAGCTATTACACATCCGTATGCTCCAGAGCGTACAAGGTAAAGCCGCTAACGGCTAACCAGTATACAGGTAGGTGCAGGAGCGGCGCAACGGCCACCCCTGTCACCATCATTAAAACAAGTATTGCCAGAGCCGCGTAAGGGGTTGTGCAGCGATGGCAACAGAGGACTTTGCCAAAGAATGGCGTTTCATCGTCGCAATCTGTGTAGAAGTCCCCGTTGGCATCAATAACTTCCTCTAATCCCGCGAGCAGTCTGGCTCTGTAAAAGACATCAAACGGGCCATCGGTGTACACCAGAAACATTACCAGCAGGTACGTGGATGGGACCGCTAAAAGTAATACACTAAGTAGTTGCGCCATTGTCCTTCACCGTAAAGATATTCGGATAATTCTCCATCAGCTTCCTCTTGACTGCCCAGGCAACTTTGGCATCTCTGCCCCTTGCTGTAATGACTCCCCGGACCGCGCCACCGCCCTCTGGAACCACCACCAAGTCTTTGCCGTTGAGCGCCTTCGGAAACCGAATCGGTAAACTTACGGTTTCTGGGATATCCAGCGACACCATTTGCATCGCTTCCATATCCACCTTCTTTGCTGCTTCACGCGCAGCTTTTTTCTTCCCGCCTCAGCCCATTTTCCTTAATCCTCACACCCCCCTCGGCCGTTGGCGCACCGGCCGAGGGGGGATCATGAAGTCGGTTATCGCCTGATTAGGCGTTGTCCGCTAGGGGAGAGATTGCGGTCGCGCCGCCGTAGGTCGTACAATCGACACCGGTGACGCCCACATCCAGAACCAGTACATCTGTTCCAGCGGTGTAAGACACTACCGTACCAATCAGTACGCCACCGTTGGCGAATTCGACCTGCCACGTATCACCAGCCTCATCAAAGTCCGGGTACAGGGTTTCGAGGTCAGCAACCGTCAGATCCAGCTCGGTAGCCTCAGCGCCGTCGGCGCAGTCAGTGACCGCCACGCTCATACCATCAACGCACTCGGCAGGAATCAGGCCATCACAACCAACGTTGGTGATGTTGAGCCACAGGTGCGGCGAGAACATCAAGATGCCCGCATCGGCGTTCATGAACACGTCGATACAGTTTCCGCTCCGCTCCACATGAAGGGAGAAGGCGTTCATCTCGAACATCTCAACCTCAGACATTACCTCGTCATCCGGGTGGATGGGGGAGCTGTCCGGGGTTCCAACCTGAGAACCGTACCAGGGCAGCTCGCCATTGAGGATGCCCAGCTCTTCATTCTGGTTGCGGAATACCCACGCCAGCGTCGGGCGGCCATTGATGGATGCCGGACGGAAGATAACACGGTCGCGCAGCTCGGGAGACTGGCGGATGACAATCGGAATGTTGTCATACGGGTACAGCCAGATAACGCGATCTTTGCGGAATTCGGCTGCCCGCTGGCGGATCATTGGGTCAGACATCGGGTCAACACAGCCATCACACGGCTGTAAGCAGGCCGCCAGCTCCGCGATACACGCAGTCTGGCCACGCCCCACCCACAGCTCCATGACGAAACCCATGTCCATACTGGAGAAATCCTGGCTAACATACTCGGCCAGATCGTGTTCGATAAGGCGCTCCATCCACAGTCGCAGCACTTCCACCAGGTTGTTGCCAGACAGACCGGAGAACGATTCCCCGTGAATAATCTGAGCGTCCTGGGTGGCGTCTACGGTCGCGCTCGGGTGCGTGACGGCACCGGTAGCAGTCCAGGTTCCCCAGTCAATATTGACGACCTGATACATATCGCAAGCAGCCGCGCCGCTCGGAGCGGAGTAGCCATTGGTCATCTGGGTCAGGATGCCGTCGAATTGATGGCGAACGGCAGAGCTGCCGTTCCACGCTACATAGCGCAGGTGCTTCATAAACGGCCGCTTCAATTCGGCCAGCAGGTACATCAGGAACTCTTCGGCCAGCGGAGCGCCGGTGTCGAAAGAGCCATCAGACCGGAACAGGGTCGGGAAACGCACGATACCTTTGGCGTCACAGAACTTCTGCAACGTGTCACGGTACAGCATGTTTTCAAATCCTACGCTGACCAGTTCCTGGTCGGGCAGGATAACGGTACACTCGATTGTTTCTGCCGATGCAATCGAGGGATCACAGTCGTCCTGAGACGTGGTGATTTCCCAATTGTCATCCAGAATCATTTCCATTTGCTGGCCATCTTCCCAGCGGCCGAGGAAACGAGGAATCGCGGCGAGGACACCATCTGGACACAAGGTCCGCAGGTCCAGGATCGGCGTTTCGCAAGTCTCGCCGAATTTCCCCGCCGGAGTTAGGGATTGGAATTCTAATGTCATCTCTAATTAACTCCTTTGGATTAGATGCGGGGCTTTACCAGACCCAAAATGCGCGTGTTGCGCTTCGGAGCCGGAGCCGCCTCTTCCTGACTGAAAGACTCGGTGCGGGGCTTTGCCGCTTGCCGGTCTGTTGCGGCCGACGGTACATCCGTATTCACCGCAAATTTCAGCTTGGCCCGCGTGGGGACGGCCGGAGTGTCAATGCTCTGGCTGACCGCTTCCGCGAGTCCGCTAATAAATTCGTCGTTGCTCGAAAGCAGCGCCACAAGGCGCTGGGCGAACGCTGCGTTGGAGACAATCGCATTCACGACATCATCCATATCCACCTCAAGCTCGACCTCTTCAACCACCTCAGCCGCTTCAACCGATTCTTCTTCGGCTTCTTCGATTTCTTCTTCGGTGGCGTCGAATTCTTCAACTTCCTGCACGTCATCTCGACGTGCGCTTTCGTTGTCCATTTCAACTCCTTCCGTCGTATCTGACGTGCTGTTAAATGATACAATTTCAATCCGCCCATCCGAGCCGACAACAGGCACGGCGAGCGATATGCTGCCTGGATTATACAGTTTCAGATGACAAACTCCGTCCTTGCAGGTCATGGCGTTCGCCAACTGGTCCTCGACACCCAGGCCAACCATACGCTGGCGCAGGGCTTCTCGGTCAGCCGGAATTGTCACAACAGACAACTCCAGCGCCTCGGACGAACCAATAACAAATTCATCGTCCGTCTCCATGATATTCGGCACATCCTGATCGCCAATCATGAGTGAAATGGACACGGCGTTCAGCACAAATTCTTCCCACAAATCAGCAATGACGGCCGTATCAAATACGCCAACATCGCCCGATGCCCAGCCTTCGTGAAGTAGTGGAATCTCTTTGCGGTGGAAACGGAATTTGTGCGCCCACACCTTGTCGCTGTCTGTGTACATCTCGACGTTGCCGAGAGGGATGCCCATGTGGTGCATCCACAGCAGGATGGGGTTGCGATTAAATGGTTCCAGCCGAACGCCGGAAGGGATAATGCGCTGGTCCTTGCCAGACCAAAAGTCCTTGTTCCGTGTCCGTGACCCGGATACGGCGAGAACGGTTCCCCCATCCTCTCCGATACGAAGCGATTGATCCGGCTGGAAATTGATTCTTGCTGGAAAGTCCATTAGACTATCCCTATGCAGCCCAAGTGATCAGCGGAGAGGTAAATACCCGATCCTCAAGAGCTACGTTAAGATACAGGCTCAAAGCGCCCGCTTCCTCAACATCAATGTCAATGCGCCCATCGGCGTCGGTGACAACGGCCGCAACGAGATCGGCCGTATTCTCGGCAATCATGCCGCCATTCGTGCCGTCAGAAATGCCCCCGCTGGGGCCAACTGCGGCCACGACGCCGCCTGGATCGTCAGAAAACCACGCCAGGAAGGCAAAGGGACCGCTACCCTGCAACTTCTTCCCATCAGCGTCCAGTAACTGCATGGCAACATTGATTACATCAAGTGCTTCTGCGCCGATTTCAAATTCGATACTCTTTCCTAAAAAGACATCCGCACCACGAGCGGCGCGGAGGGCAGGAGATCGTTTAGGCATTTTTTAACTCCTTAGCTTCTCTACCGTACTCGGGCCGATGCCTTTAATGGATAAAAGCTCGTCGTCGGATAGGGCGAGTGCTTCATGCAGATCGCGGACCCCGGCCGATTCAAATGCTTTCTTCGCGTTGGGCGCCAGACCCAGGTCGTCAAATGATAAAATCTCAGGCTCTTCTACCTGAGTGGGGGCTACTTCCGGTTCACCGGATTCGCTGATCGCCAGGTGGCGTTCGGTGACATACTCGGAGACAATCTGCTCCAACCGCTCCACCCGCTCTTCCAACTCGTTAAACTTGTCTCGCCTGACTCTCGCCATTGATATGCTCCATATAATACAGAAGCGCCACGAGTGCTGCTGGCACTCGTGGCGCTCTATTCCCTATCAATAATAATGGTTGTTGCCGCTTACGTCAAGTCTAAGCGCGAATTATACCCGGAATTGGCCGTTTTTGCTGATTGATCAGCCTTGCCCAGCCACTTTCGGTCATGACGTAGGTATCTGTCCGCCGACATTTTCGGCAGCGCATCTCTACGCGGCTCCCCTCGGCGGCGCGACAAAGTAGCGATCCGCACTCCACACAACGCACTTCGCCCATGCTATTTTCATTTTCCATCTTTGATCAGACCTGTCACACTGTTTCGTCGCGCCCTCTCCTGCGCGATAAACGAGGGTGGCTTGATGTCTTTCGGGACGCCGGGATAATCAACGTCAAACGAGACATCCCCGGTATCTGCGTTGAAGTTTGGCGCTACATGACGGGTAACGCGCCCTTCACCGCTCAATTGCGCAATACGGTCATCGACCATATTTATGTATGCCAAAAGCTGATTGATCATGTTGCTCATGTTGGCGATCTGATTCTGCATACGCTCAACACCCAGGCGAACACCAAGATCGTTGATGTCCTCGGCGTTCAGCTCAAGAACAGTTGTGTTGTTATCCGTGTCCATAATACACTCCTAAGAAATCCAGCAATTCCAATTTTCGTATTCGCCGGTTGACGGGTAAAAGATGATGGGTGGGCAAGCCGCCCGGCGCAGGCAGGTGGGGCAAGACTCTGCGGCCGTTCGCACCCAAGTCGCCTCGATACGCTCCAGCCTATCCTCCTCGGCCGGGAAGTAGGTGTAGGTGATATAGCAGCGGTCATTTGCGCAGCACTCAGAAGAGCAGTCGCCGGGATAGGCGGGCAGTATCATCCCGAATGCCTGCGCGTGACCTTCCTCAAACTCACCTATTGTACCAGAGAAGTAAAGGGCAGCGTTGGCTCGAATTTGAGCATCGCTCAACTCGCCGGAGGCGATACGTTGCGAGAACGCATGGAGATACCCCCACTCACCGGCGATAAGATCGGTCATGATGTCGCGAGCATCGTCGCCGAATTGGGGGTAACCGCCGGTAGCGAAAAGCCATTGCGCAAGCATGTCGCGAGCGACAATATCCCTCATACCGATCTCCCACGCTTCGAGGGAAATGAGGCCCAGCAGGAGCAGGGCCAGCCAGGAAAGGTCGTCGTCATCCTCGGTCATATCCTCGTTGTAATCTGTGTGTCGCTCGGCCGTGCCGTCGGCGAATCGGTCGCGGATGACGACCATCATCTGGGCATCCATCACCTCGCCGGTAAGGGCGTTGACCCAGACACGTTCATCTGAATCCCATTCCCAATTGGGGTCCGTCATATCGAAGCCGCCGACCTCGGCCATCTCGATCTCGGCCTCACGCGCCAACTGGTCATAATCCAGGAAGGTTGAAAGGTCGTCGGGTGGAGCTGGCGCAGGCTCACCCTCTATCTGAAAATTTACCGTTCGTCCTTCATCGGGAGCCGCATAACAGTTTCCTGCATCAACGAGCAGCTCCCGGCCGTCTTGCACGATCCAGACCCACGAACCACGACCGGAATACCCCGTGATAACGGCGGGGTGAAGTTGGTCGGTTCGCCAGATGGTACGTCCAGGACTCCACCTTTCGGATGGTACGGTCGCAAGGCTGACCATGCGCTCTTGTCGATTACGTGCATACGAGAAGCGAAGCCCGTTGCTAATATCCTCTCCGTTGCTTCTGGCCGTTTCTGTTCCATCACCATCCTCAATATCTGGTATCTCCAGGCCAATCGTGCGGGTGATCATGGCCCGAATCTCATCATTGGTAAATACGCGATCTTCTTCTGGTGTCGATGCGCCCGTGCCAATCCCGCCAGAATTCTGCTTTTGCAGGCGGGAAACGGCAAGTGACAGCTCGCGAAAACTCTCAATCTGGTATCGGGTTGTGCGATCCGACTGCCAGACGACAGTTACGGATACGCGGGGTGGGGCGACATAATTCCAAACCGTTTCAATTTGCTGGCGCATCCACGAGATGGAAGTCTCTGCTTCAATGGATTCGGCCACGCCGCTCTGCGTCATTGCCCCCTCGCCCAACTTGAGGCGCAGGTGCGTCTCGTTCATATGAAACGAGCTGGCGAGATTGGAAACAACCTCATCCATCCACTCAACCGGCGTGTACCCGTGCGGCGGCTCGCTCCAGGGAATCAGCGACACCTTCGAGTTCTCGCCGGTCGTACCGCCAAAGAATACGGAGGGATAGAGCAAAATCTCTTCTTCTTCCAACTGCTTGCGGTACATGGTCAATTGGTCGCGGAGCTGCGTGGCCGTATCTAGCCCGGATGCCCATACAATCCCTCGCGGCGGCTGGGCGATAAGCATCTCCCAATCCATCCGGGAAACCGCCATGTGCTTTACCGCGTAGGGAGAAAACCGCCATGTGCCCGATTGGCCGAACCCGGCATACGATGAAGCCCGGCCGCCCGAACGCTGTAGGATCTGAAAGCCAAAGTCCTTGTGAATCAAAACCCAGGCATCACCCTCGCTCCTGCTCCGGTGCTTGCGGATCCAGTAAGGGTACTCCGGGTTTCCGGTGGGGTAGCAATGAAGGCCGTCGATAGTCCAGATGCCGCGCACCTGGCGGAAATCGTCTTGCCCCATGCGGAGCGTGAATAGCTTGTCCGAGTTCTTCGGTCGGCCCCTGCTCCCCCGCTCCTGCATCGGCTCGGCCGTCATGCCGTACTTGTCCCAATCGGCGAAGTCGATCATGTGGAACGGAACCTGAGCGATGATTGCCCCCCGGTTGTCCACGTCGAGAGCGCCGATGACATTTTGCACAAACTCAATCGGACCCATCGTGGACCCGTCGGCCATTGCCATCAATTCGAGCGCCGCCCTGACCGGTGACTTTTTACCGGTAAGCGTCGTCGTCCACGTCCCGACCATCGCCTGCCTCTTGGCAACGATCGTGGAGAGCATGGGAATCAGCACCGGCGTCATTCCGCCATTCGCCATATGGCCACGAGTAAGTGCCCGCATGAGCATGTCATCCAGCCCACTCGCATAAGATGGCCAAAAGGCGATGCCGGTGTCGTCGTCAAATTTGAGACTGGTCCCATCGCTTGTCTGTCTCAGGATGCCGGTTGAGCGAATCGGATGTTCCGAGTTTGGGTCCGAGAACGGGTGCATGGCCCGTGTGGATGCCTGATCGGGGAGCGGGATAAACTCGCCCGTCTCCTTATCCTTTATATAATACGGGGATACCTTGTCCATCAGACACCCCCCATCCATACGCTGGAAGGCGTAAACGTGAGCATAAGAGCCTCCATTTCGTCAGGAGAATAGTTGAGCGCATCCCTCATCTTCTCCTTCTTCATAATCTTTATTTTGCCATTTACGCTGTCGTAAGTCAACACGCGCATGGCCTTAAGTAGCCGCTCGTCCGGGGGGAGCATTGCCCCCGCATCCTCGTGCAGCCACATGCGGAATTTCCAGTAAGCGTAATCGCGAAGCTGGGAGAATACGCCTTCGTCCGGGTTGCCAGGGACCGTTTCCGACACCTTCACACCAACTACGTTCGTACACCCCTCGCGAAACATCGCTGGGGCCACGCCTGCGCCGACACCAATGGCGTCAATGTTGGCCACACGCACGTCGCCATCTTCCTTGTACATATCCGAGAACCACAACGCCGCCCCAAACGGATCGACGCCGTTCTTGCGGCGCGGCTGAGTGACGTAGCCACCATATCGTTTAATCGCCACAGAAGAGTCGGGGCCAAGGTCGGCCACGTCGCAACCCATGATTGCCTTGACTCCCTTCGGTGGGGTTTCCCCCCGGATGGTGACGTAGGTCTGCCAGCGGCCGATTGCTTCCTCGATCTTAATCTCGTCGAAGAGTTGCTGTGAGCCGGATGATGGGTAATCACCAAGTACCTTGTAAGAAAACTGTGGGTCGATGACCTTGTACACACCAGGTTTGAGTGGTGGGTACTCGCGACCCTTTCGATCTTTGGCCGTGACACCGACAAGGAAATCCGGCAGGTCGTAACACGAAGAGTCGCGCTCCTCGTCCTTGCCCAATGGCCGCGTCCACTCATTGATGCGCCGCACGGTCGCGGCCCTGGTGACGGCGCCTGGAATCAGGTTCTTGCCTGTAATGACGTTCGGGTGCGAGAAGGCGCTCATATGAACAACGTGAGCCATCTTCTCAGAAATTAGCTTGTATGGGTAGCCGGACTTATGGCGGGGGTTGTAGCAGATAACCATCCGCACAATCCGACCGCCGGACATGCACCCGTCTGCGCCCCTGTATACCGCCTCCGGTATCGCATCCCCCTCGTCGAAAAAAAACACCAGTACGTCCTGATGCTTCCCGGAGAAGCGAGCCTCAATGTCCTCCGGCTTGCCCGAGTTGGGGATCGTCACCCCCTCGATGTGCTGCTTGGGAGCGCGGGTGATCATCAGGGTCTTTATACTATCGTCAATGAACACTTTCGGGTTCTTGACAATGAAGCGATTCAACTCTCCCCAAAGGAGTCGTTTAAGGTTGCCTTCCGGCGGCGCAGCGGCCGTGTATGCCTCGATATCCGTGTGGCACTTGTAAAGCCATGTGACGGCCGCCGCCATAATAAACGTCTTGCCCACCCCGGTCGCCGACATGACAACAGTTGATTCATTGTCCCGGATGGAGATTAGCATATCTCTCTGATCTTGCGTTAGGTGCTTGATACCCAGCACATCCTCGCAGAAACCTATAGGGTCATCCTTGTATTCTGCGTATGGGGCATCCTGCATCGGATCGAGGCCATCTACGATTCCATCCATCCATACATCGGCAAGCGACCCCTCGCCGTCATCCAGCGCGGCCAGCTCGTCGTAAATGATAGATAGAACGTCAATATCTTCGGGCATTACTGAACCCTTTGCTGGAGTTGCCTATCCTGGGCGATGCGCTTCTGGGTGGTGGAGAGGATGCGGCGAGACAAGTACGACCCGTCCTTTATATCCTCGTTTGTCAAAACCTGCTCTTCAAGCATCCGGGAAAACTCAGCGTCACCCAAGTCTTGCATCCGACCAATCAGCAGGCCCATCACATCCTTTGACGCCTCCATAACGGCATTGCGGAATTGAGCCGTCGTCAACGCGATTAACTCACGCATCTTATCGGCCGTAATCATCTGCCGCTCCTGGACAATCGTATCACGCTGCTCCTTGATAACCGGGCGGAGCTGGTTGATAGTGCCAACCACCTCTCGCCAGCGGGAGTCGTCATCCTGCGCGGCGTCCAAAACACCCATCAAGGAATCGACACGCCCCATCACTTCACCAAACGACTCAAACCACGCCTCGGGATCCTCGCCGGGGTCGATGTCGGCCAGCTTCTTGTACGCCTTTTGCACATCTTTTGTCCGCCCATTGACGGCGCGGGCCATCTCTTTCGGATCGACCTTCACACCGTCAACCAAAGAAGTGATGCGACGGGCAATGAGGCCGATTTCCGCCGTCAGGTCAAGATCGGAGGAGATGACGCCATCGAGAAAAACGGAGCGATCTACGTCATTCATGACGGCTGCATACATCTTCGCCCGACCGGTCAGCCCCGTCAACTCCTGCCGCGACCGATGTACCCGGCAGCGCGTCTCTACGCCGCTGTCCCCCAGGCCGTTGCGACACATGCGCCGCATTGTCCCGCAATGCTCGCAGTATGTGGCCTCGGCATCATAAAACTTCTCGCCACACTCAACATTGCTACATGAGACATTGATGCGACCGCAAACCGTTTTCCCGGCCGGGTCGAACAGGCCGGGGAATATCCCCATATGCTCGGTGAGCGATTCCCACGCTTTGCGATGCACGGCCGAGCGGGCGATATTCATCCACCGCTTGATATCCGTCCTGGCCACACTCTCCGTCCCCGGCACAGGATCGTAATGGTCGTTCAGGGCCAGCTCCACAAGGCGCAGGGCGGATAAAAATTCATCCGTCGCCGTCGCAGGGTCGATACCCATCAAGGCATCATAGGCCGCCCGATAATTATACGGCGCGAGCATGAGCGTCAGCTCTTCAAGGATGCCCATGCCGCCTATGTCTACATGATTTCTCAATTCCGCAAGTTTGTCGATAACTAACATGAGTCCTATGATAACACAAAACCCCTCTCAAAAGAAAGGGGCTTTGGTACATGGGAGGAGGAATCCAATGATTTTTGGCTAAAACAGCTCTAAAACCTGCTGTCTGGTCGGCTTTTTGGTGGGGAAAACATCGTCGAGCCTATTCAACGCCTCGTCAGGAAGCGGGGACGACCCGAGATAGACGATTTCCCGCTGGCGCGTGTCCGGGTTAGTGCGAGCGATCTGGAAGTAGGGGCCATGATGGCCACCAGACATACAAGTATTGCACCGCTCGGATGAACACTTCTTGAAGTAAGGGCCGTACTGCTTCCATGAAAAACTGGCATCAGACCGGCGTTTCCGCATCTTTTTCACCATGCCACCCATGATAACACCGTCTATCAGATAAGTCAATTCTTGCTGATAACTTTGGCGACCGGGTGCTTAATCCGTGTCTGGCGGCCGGTACGTGGGTCGCGCGTGCCATAGACGTACTCCCCGTCAGGGAGCGTGTAGGCAGTAATCATAGAGTTGGCGATGAGCTGGACATGCTCGGACATCATGAAGTAACGCATACCGCCCGTCTCGCGGATATCCACAAAGCCAGCGTTTGAAAACCGCTGCACCATTGACGGCGGTATTTTCCCCTCTATCCACCACTCGGCATATATCCGCTCATCGCCAAGAATCCCCGGCAGCTCGACAATGGCGGCTACAGCGTCAATCAACGGCCCGGATGCCCAGAATGTACGCCCGTCGAGCGTGGCCAACTCCGTATCCGGGGCGTACCGGGATTGTCGAGTGAGGTAGTCGGAAAAACTAAACGGCTTTTCCATGCCGATGCGATCTGCCGATGTTGTACTCGTGCTTCTTTTGGATCGCCCTGGCGATGAATTCCGGAGCCGTGACGACGGCCGAGAAGTCGAGGAGTCGAATGAACGTGTCGGCGATCTCTTCTTCAAGCTCGGTAAAGGACGTGATTTTCTCGGATGGCCTTCCCGGGTTGGAGATGGCCTGTGTAATCTCGCCCAACTCCTCATGAATTTTAGCCACAATAGAAAGCAGATCGCGAGGATCGTCAGCATCAACATCTTCATAAAACCCCTTTTGAACAGCATTGTCATGGAACAGGCGAGTCAACTCCACTATTGCCCGTCTTGCTCGTTCCCATCCTTTTTCGGTCATTTCCATAATATCCCTCTACGGCCGAACGGAATTCGACAGCATCGATCTCCCCGTCCAGCAATTGTTTTACGGAGTCGGAGAGCGCATAGAGCGACTCCAGCTCCTCGATCAACAGCGATGAAAAGGCGGGGCGCACAAAAATCATCCCTTCTTCCGTGCGCCCGGCCCTGAGTATATCCACGAAGCTGAATTGATTTATCATTCCGTCACCGGCGGAGCCATCTCGCTGTGCCAGGGAATCTCCTCCTGACTCTCGTGCCCCTCAAGCTCGTGGCGTCTATTGTACTCCATCCACGCCTTCCTCGCATTCATGTTGTGCGGCTGAGAGAGGGAAGAGCAGAGCTGCCGCCAGTAGTCCCATGCGGCATAGCCGACATAGTTTATGTCGCTCTGGCCGACCGTTGTTGTTATCTGCACGGCCACCCAGGGAATTCGTTTTGATGTCGGCGTCATGAATGTCTGCTTGACAATCGCGCCGGACTCGAATGTTTGTACATCGGTAAAAATGGTACCCTCAAGCTCATAGGGGCCAATCACTGTTGTCGGCTTCATCGCGCCAATCCTAATAATCCGTTACGGCGCAAAATGTTCTTGCGCCACTTCCTGTAAACGACCTTTCCGTCGCTGGTCTGTTTAATAAACAGCTCGCGAGCTATCTCCGCTTCCGTGTCGGTGAAACCGCATTGCGTAAAGTAAGCGAGCGGCACCCCGTCGCACCTCTTGACGCCATGATAAACAGCCCATGCGCGACCCGTGCGAACCATGCAGTACAGGCGGCGTCTAAACGTATGCTTAAAACGAAGTATGTCACCAGCGCGAACGCGCATATCCGGCGTGTCGGCGTGATTGCCCCACCCCTCAAGGCGCTCCGACCCAACGCGATACCCTCTATCCATTTGCTCGCGAGCCTCGCTGTATTGCAACTCGGAATCTGGCCGCAATTCAAAAACAATCCCATCAATCTCGATCTTGTCATCCACGCGACACCTTCCTAAGTAACTGCTCGCCGCGCATGACGGTTGTAAATCGACCCTCGGCGTCATGGAGTACATAGATTTCGTCATTCTCCTGAGCGTAGGCGGCTTTGACATAGAATGGATGACGATCCTGGCCGAGCAAGATGTCACCCCGATTAACGCGCTCCGCGTCCACTACTTCCCATCCGCCTGGCACTCTAACCAGCATCACCGCGCTCCTCGACTAATTCCAGGTCAAACTTACTCATAAACAGGTACTCTCCAGTCGCCGGGGGCACCGGCTCGACGCGCACCATGACCGGCTTCGCATCGCGGCGGAGAACAACCTCGATCACAGTCGCTTCCTGCGGATGCTCGGCGAGCCACTCGCCAACAACCTCGCTTCCCAGGTAGGCGTGGCGATCATGTGTCTCCTTCGGCCGCACTCTGTCGCCTGGCTTAATCGCCCCCAACTTCGGCATATAATCGTTAAGGAACATGATGAAAGCGGCCTCGCTCTTCATCGCCTCAGCCACCTCGTCTATGGGGCGGCCGGTTTGCTCAGAAACCTGCTGGGCGATGCCCGCCGCCTGCTCCGGCGTCGTATCCGCCATCTGTCGCTCAAACTCACTTCGGTTGTCGCGGTTTTTCCAGCGCCGCGCCGCTTTCTTTTTCGATCCCATCAAGATACTCCATTGACCATGTTGACGTAATTTTTGTAATCGGGAAGGTGGGGATGTATAAGTTTGATCGCCTTCTCCTGCCCCTCGCTCAAGACAATGCCGCGATCCTGCATCATCTGTGCCATCGCGGCAGTCGCTGAGTGAACCTCTCTCAACACCTTCTGCTGCTGACGAAACTCATGCTCGGCGCGGAGCGTTCGCTCTCGTTGCTGCTTTAGCTCACCCATGAGGCTGACGAACGTATCGACCGCATCCTTGTTTAGCTTCTCCAACATATCCTGAATACGACGCTCCATCATTCTGCCCCCCGCCCCCAGCCCATCCACCGTAGATAAGCGACAGCGATGGCTTGAATGCCATACAAATAGCGGAGCGGATCCTCGCGGCGAAACGTAATTTCCTGCCGTACCTGATCCATTCCTTCGTCAATCACGATCTCGAACCCTTCGAGAAGCCGCCGGTAGCTGACCGCCGCTTCCGGGGACACGGAGTCGATAACGTAAGCCAAAAGCCGATCCATAAACAGGCGGTCTGTCGCCGGGGTGCGCGAGTCCGGGAAAAACGAGGCCCAATTTGTCGCCAGCGGCCCCTCGAATTTGTAATGAGGGGCTTCGCCGTAAACGGACTCGTCCAGCTCAACAACGAGGCCAATAAAATTGAGCGTCGTCGCAATCGCGCTGGACTGATCGCCCGTATGCTTCGCCAGATAATCCTCGTAATTGGCAGACGCCGTTTTCAAGGCGTGTTGAGCGGATGGGGACGTGCCGACAAATGTCTTGTTCGCCCCCGGCAGCTCGACCGATACATAGAAGCGGCCGTCGTGTTCGCTGCGGGTAAATTTTACACCCGCGCCCGTCGCCACTGCTGCGGATATCATTCTCTCCAAATCATCACTCACATTTCTCTCCTTTCTGGTCGTTAATTTCACGCTCAATGGCAAAAACAAAATCGGTCAACTGCTGCCGCTTCTCGCGCTCATCTAAAAGTTGCTCGATCAACTTCAAGGCGTCATCGAGAGCGTCCTGTACGGCCTCGACGATATCCGCCCGCACATACTTCTGCTCCACCTTCCCATGCTCCAGGACAGCGAAATATTGCCCCGCTTCATCATCAAACTCGTAAAACATATCCCGGTGTACGGTAATCTGATCCGGATAATTGTTATCGCTCATATCGTTCTCCCCACTCATCGAACAAATTGACAGGTTGCTCGCCCCAATGCTGACAGGTGACGCCATCGCGGCCGACATCGCTATACTGATACCCCGCTCCCCAGCACCCAGCCTGGGCAAGTGATCCTATGACAAGATAGAGAAACGCGAGGCATATAACGAGTATGAATAGGTACTCTCCAAAGCCAAACTCACCATCTCTCATTCAGAACGCTCCTTTTTGATATGCTCGACATAATGCTGGAAGAACACGGGAACCTGAGCGGCCGTGTGGCCGAAGTGTGTCTCCTCTTTTTCCAGGGCAACCAGCAAGTCGAGCCACAGCCGGTCGTGGTTGTCCACCAGCCAGTCTGCAAATGCGCCCGCCATCCAGTCGGAGTTAAATTGAATGGTGACGGTGTGCGGAAAGCTCTGCGGCACATAAACCATGTCGATAAAGTGTTTATTCATCGCGCCCTTCTCCAATCACATACAGAAGCATGGCTGAGAACGCGCCAAAGATGACGATCATGGCAATTGTGCCGAGGGCGAGTATTTGATAGCCGGTTTCCGTACCTAAGAAGCGCAGGAATTCAATCAGTATCTCATTCATCGATCGTCTCCACAAACTCGGCAAACAGGATCAACGCATCTACGTATCCGCAGTCGCACTCGATAAACGGGTTTTCCAGCTCGGCACAATCGCGGGTATGGTGTATGCGGCCGTTGGGCATCACGTACTGAGACAGGTTCCGCAACACAACAACTGCATCTGCGCCGATCTCGCGCCACTTATGGGCATCATCAGCGTTCTTTTCGGCCACCGATACGGCCATCTCGACGATGCGCTCGGCGGCCGAGAGGGTCGCTTCCACCCGCTCGGTAATC